CCAGTTGCACCAGTTGAACCAGTTTGACCAGTTGGACCAGTTACACCTCCTGGAAGAACCACAATATCATTTACGAATAATTTTCTTATGTTTGTAGCACTACCAATTCTAACATCATTATCAAATGTATACTGACTGGCACCTCTAAATTCGGTCTTTGTCGCTAATTGGTTATCGCATACATATGTACCATCATTAATATCGACATATGTTTTTACATTGTCTGATTGATTTTCACACCCTATTGTTAAGCTTCTTTGAATTGTACTTTGTGATTGTAAATATAGATCATATTTGCTTAAAATATAGTCTGTTGTTTCTAATACCATATTATTATTAGCTGATACGATTTTTGCATCTCCTACAGTCAAAGTAGGACAAGCACTTATAACTGCATAAGAAAGATCATTATCTATATTAGTTCCAAATGGATTTAAACCATCACTAAAAATAATGGCTCCAGCTTGAGGTGTAACTAATGGATTATCACTAATTAAGGCATTAGGATTGCCTAATGATGAAGCATCTATAAATTGACTAGAACCATCATTATTAAATTCCATGATTTGATTATCAGTAGGTTTATCATTTGATAGAGTGTATAAATAATATCCTTCATCGTCTAATTGACTTATTTTATTAGATCCAAGTCTTGCATATGTAAACATTGGATCAGTATTATTTGAATTATTTGTAAAAGACATTTTATAATATAATTATATAATATAAATTATTTTTATAGAATAATTTAAATGGCGAACATTTGAAGGCTCAAATCCTCATACAATGTAATGTTCCCGTTAGCTGTTGAATCTGTTGCTATATAAAACTCAATAATATCCTCTGCATCACATTCTATCAATCCTGAAAATGTGAAAGGACCAGTGAAATCTAAATCTCGAACGAAAAACAAGGCTGGAATTGGTGGATTTGTAATCGGGGCTGCTCTTTTTTTTGCGTATATGTGAGCACGACCTAAATTTCCTAATGTATTAGCTAAAACACCACACAATGAGAAAAAATATATACCAGTTACAGAGGTTAGGACTGATAATTTTGTATTATCAGGTAGAAATATATTTTCTTGAGTTCCAAACACATTACTAACTTGAGGAATTTGTACCACCTGATTTGGAAGTATTGTAATAGGAGTACCAATATCAAATTGTACCTGTATACGGGCTTTTTGTTTTGATAAAGATGATATATTTTCTAATTTTGAAGTACCATTAGGATTAATTATAATTGTTGAAGGTTCTTCATCATTGTCTGGAGGACTATCAGGTAGAGTATAAAAATAAAATCCTTCATCATCCAAAACTGACAATTTTTGAGAACCAACACGTGGATATGTTAGCATAGGATCAGTGTTATCTTCATTATTAATAAATGACATTTATATATAATTTATAATTATAAAATAAATTTATTGTATTATATTATATTATTATAAATGTCATTTTTTACAAGAGAATTAAAAAATTTATGGGATTATTTTTCAACTACAGATGAAGAACGAGCAGCACAAAGAGCAGCAGAAATGGAACGAAGAAATAGAATTATTGAAGAAGCTAATCGACGAAGAATTGAAAGAGGAGAAATATTTCCACCATTAAAAGTAAAAGAAGATAAAGAAGACCCTATTTTATCACAACGACCATCTATTGCCGACAGTGTAAAGCCAGTTAGAGATAATGTTGAAAAGGAAGTTATTCCTGGATTTATTCCAAAAGCTCCACCAGCTCCGCCACTTCCAGACTCTCTATATGTTAAACCAACTGAAAAAGATACAAGACCAGTTAATATTGCACCCACTAATGTTAATTTAACAGATTTACAAAAAATAAAAGATTATGAAAGTAGAAATGGACCCATGAATTTAGGTGTTAGTTTAGGACCAAGTTTAGGACCATCTTCAACACCATCAAGAAATGATTTATTAGAGTCAATTCAAAGAGGTACAACACTGAAACCTGTTAGAGTATCATCAACTAGAAGCCCTGAAAAATCATTATTAGATGATATTAAAAGTGGTATGAATTTACAGAAACCAAAACCGAAACCGAATAAACCAATTCCACTAAGTAAGCCAAAACAATTATCTTTTAATGAAATGATATTAAATAATCCTAAATTTAAACGATTATCACAATTAACAGAAACGAAAGACGACTGGGAGACAGAAGGGGACGGACGAAGAAAAAAAAGAAAACCTAAAAAAAGAGTAATAAAAAGAAAATCAATGTATGAATATTATTAAATTCTATAAATATTAATTACAATTAATTGATATTTATAAATACATATTATTGTTTATTTAACCAAGTAAAGCTCGTTTAAGTTCAGCTTTAGTCATTCGACGACCACCAGATTGTCCGGCTCCCATCTCTTCAAGGACGTCCGCGATCTGGGACTTACCCTCGGCACCTTCACGATTTCTTAGAAAATCTTTAGCAGTCTTACCGATTTCTTTTGTTAGAGGATGTGAAAAAACATTTTTAAATTTTTTGATAAATTCACTCAATTTACCTTCGCTGATAAAGTTCCTAATTCTAGAAAAGATTGAACCACCATATGCATTATTATTCACAACATCATAATGTACCTTCTCATTTCGTTTAATGGCTGTAAGTACATCTTCAGTAGATAGACAACCAAGTGTAGTTTGAACTGTGTTATTTTGATAGATTTCCATGCATCCCTCATAAGCCACAAGAACATACATAGTAAAAGGTACTCCGCCGGCTACATTGTAAGGAGCTTCATTTACATAATTACTAGCAAACTGACATTGAACGTCCAAATTTACTTTAGTATTAACACCCGGAGCAAGATCAACCCCCAGAGTGATATCTTTAGACATCTTTAGACAGATTACAGATCCTACACCTGAAGCATAATTATATACAACAGGAACGGCTACATAATTAATTCCATTATTTAATCGAGACGACCACTGTCCCCAAGTTGTGTTACATCCATTCTCAACTGCTCTATGATAGAGTTGTATATCGCTTATGTTTTGAAATTGTTGGACACCATTCATGTTAATTTGTAAGGATCCACTTACATAAGTGGCAAACGTGTCTGTAGCTTTTGAATATTGTTGCATAAAAGAATCTGAGGGTCTACAATAAATATAAATTTCACTTGGAATTCGGGACAATTGAATTGTAGGTGAATTAAATGTTTGAGTTCCACCAAGACGAACAGTATTATCTGCACGATTAGCTATGAATTTTGGAGCTGTAGAATAAGGAACAAAATCACAGTATGGGAGGGCTTGAACGGATAGAGAACGACCAATATCAGCAACACCAGGGATTAGTTGTTGAATACGAAGATCTGGAGAATTAACTATAGCTACACGGACTGGACCTGTAGGTGTAAATAAAGTAGATACTACACGAGCTCCACTTGTAGCCCAGTTATAAGTGAGTTGTAATTGTGATAGTTTTCTCATACCTTGTTTTCTCTCATTTTGTGAAAGTGAAGAAAGGAGAGGACTAATCAAAACAGGTTCTATAATTCTATATCTAACAGTGACTTCTGTATCTGCGGCTGGATTTGGACCAGCATTCCAAGACACATTTTCAATACAGTATGAACCACGAGATGAAAATTTTTCTCCTACAGTACTAGAATATAGACCAAATGGACCATTAGGTGTAGCTGCATATGGGGTATCAAGATCTAACTGAACGGGACACTCACTATAATTAATCCATTTATCATAAAATCCATATCTATGGAGAGCACTTGCAATTTGTCCTGATTGGATAACTGTTTGAGCGTTACCAATCTGGAGAACGATTGAATTAGCCCATTGACTAAGTGGAAAAGCTCTTAGACAGATACCATTAGCGTTAGCATTAGCAAGAGTAGCACGAGCAACTGGTACAGTCACATCTACTAGCATATCAACAAAAAAGACACGAGAAGTGATAGTTGTACTATCATTACAATTGATAACCCAAGTAGTAGAACTATTAGATGAGTTATTAGATGAAATTTGATAATAGTTTGCTGTTGATGCACTTTTTTCAACAGCATAAAAAGATTGAGTTGATACATCACATAAGGGATCAACAACTAGATATTTTTCTAAAGGCACAGGAATAGCTAGAGACATTTATATTATATATATTATATATATAATAAAAATTTATAATCTAAATTATTAATTAAAAAAATAATAATATTTTTATAACTATATATTTTTATTTATTTAATTACTACATTTTATATATGAGCGGGGAACCAATGCTAGTTTAACATCCATAGAGCAGCCAGCATATAATTCAATTGGATACATATTATTATTAAAATCAGACCACCATGCCTTTAGATCTATTCTTTTTATACCTTCCATTGAATTTTGAAGACCTACCAGTCTTGAATTATTTACAGATTGATTGAATTGTATAAAATCACGATTATTATCATTAGTTGAAAATAAATCAACTTGAAAATCAACGAGAACTTTTTGAGCTACAAGAGATGTAACAGTATCAGGAGAAGTAAATGTAAAAGGATCAAAAGCTGGCTGAATATTTTCACTTTTAGTGGTTAAAGTATTACTCGTAAATACAATTCTTTGTAATGGACTAAAAACACCGAGAGTATTATGATCGCTATATACCACTAATTGTAACTTTGGATTTACTGGACTTGTATTATTATAATATTTATACCATGATGGAGCTATAAAATTATCAGCAGCTACAACATTAAGCACGTTTGCATCTATAACTTGAGCCGATCTATTATAAGAATTTGTGTTAGATGGAAATTGTAAGAGAGCATATAATGGATTATTAAAATAAATGTTGATAAAATTAGTTTGAGAACCATTATAATAAAATAATTCTGGTAATACAACAATTTGAAATTTATTATATTGCTCTGACCAACTCAATTGTGGAAATTGTGGATTAGGCACATATAAATCTAAATCAGCTCTATATTCATATGGGAATATTTGTTGTGGTGGATTAGGATCAGCTGGAAAAGCCGCGATAAATCCGGCTCTAAGAGCCACTAAAGCATCCGCCATTTTTTTATTAA